GTTTATTTGAAATCGGCGAACTAGTAGATCCTAATAGAGACGAAATAAGAAAGTTTAACTCGATTGAAATCGAGTTAAAAATATAAACACATAAATAATCATATAGATAGAAAAGAATTTTCAATGATAAAAAATGAAATAAACGTAAAAACGTCGAAGCATCATGACATGATCCAATGAAAAAACAAGTACTCTTAATCAACATCCCTTTAACAGAAATTAAACGCCCAGCACCAGCAGTTTACCATCTTAAAGGTCAACTCGAAGCAGGAGGCGTAACGTGTTATGCATATGATGCGAATATTGCGTTATATAATATTATGAAAGACACTTGGTCTGGAATTGAACGAATGTTAGATTTCGGACACAGGAACTTTGCAGAGTATGCAGAATTGTATGAGTCTACAAAGGATAATCTTAATCAGTTAATAGGGAAAAAGATAGATGAGGTAGATCCAGACTGGATCGGTGTTAGTATTTTTAGTATGAATAGTAATTTAATTGGCGAAGATGTTTTAAAGTATATACGACAACATTATCCAAATAAAAAAATTGTTATCGGCGGCACCGGCTTAGGTGAAGCACTAGGAGATACTAATTTTGACTATGCTAAAACTATGCATAAAGCTGGACTATGCGACTATTGGATTGCAGGCGAAGGTGAAGTTGCAATAGTAGACTTAATATGTAAAAACAATCCAAACGCAGCAGGCATTAACAGAGCTCCCAAACAGATTTTAAATCTCGAAGGACTCGCATTTGCAAACTATGAAGATTGCGAGCACGAATTATATCCATTTAAAGATTACGACTATGGTGTTCCTACATACGTACTAACCGGCAGTAGAGGCTGTGTTAGACGATGCGACTTCTGCGACATTTATAGATTATGGCCAAAGTTTAAAACACGAGGCGGCGAGCATATTGCAAAAGAGATCATTTATCATTATGAACAGCGTGGTGTAAATTGTTTCTATATGAGCGATAGCTTAGTTAATGGCAGTATGAAAGCATTCAGAGATTTATATACTACATTATTAGGCTACCAAGAAACTCATAATATGACATTTACATGGGGCGGGCAGTTTATTGCAAGAACAAACAGTCAGATGTCGCTAGAAGATTATATACTAGCACGTAAAAGTGGATTCAGAAACGCCGGCTGGGGCTTAGAACACGCTAGTGAAAACATTCGTAAGGCAATGCGCAAAGGTTTCGACAACCAGGCAGTAGATGACACACTTAATAATCTTAGTGCCGCGGGTATTAACACAATGATTAATTTTTTGTTTGGACATCCTCTTGAAACAGAAGAAGACTTTTTCGATAATATTAGATTTTTGTACAAATATAAAAAATTCAATGATGATGGTACCATTGCAAGCTTGAATTTGCAGCAATATCTTGTCTTTTTGCCAGGTACCGACTTTCATGATGCAAAAGATGATATGGTAGAGTCTGAGGGCAATACGGGGTTCTGGAAAGCAAAAGAAACTCTTAATACATTGACCTTTCAAGAAGTATATTATAGACGTAAAAAAATTAGTGAAATCTGCGAAGATCTTGGTTGGAGAACATATAACGAAGAAGTGTTTATGGGAAATATGGAACGAGATTATATGTATTATAAACATAAAAAGTCGTTTGAGAAAAACTTAGGTCCTGAAATAAGTTTAGAAGAACACGAACAACGGGCAAATGAATTTATCAAAAACCTTAAGATAGAACTAGGATATGATTAAAAAAATAGTAGCATTCGGTGACAGTACTGTATATGGAAAAGAAACAACACAAGATTTAATTCCCGAAGACGAACTTAAACAAGCGCAAAAACGTATATTCGGGTATTCTGGTGAATTAAAAATTGAAGATCGTCAGAGTCATTCTAAAGTTAAAGAATGGTTTAATTTTTTAAAAAGCCTGCACGACGACTATAATGCTAAGTGTAATGAGTTAAGTTTTGTAGGTCAACTTGGGAAGTTGCTAGATGTTCCATACCAAAACTTTTCATTTCCGGGATATAGTAACGTGGCTGTTATGTCGTCGATTGTAAAAAACATGAAATACATCGATGACAACACATTGGTAATTGTAGGTATTACATTTCCATGGAGATATACACGATTTCATGAACACGGACATATAGAAGTAACAATTAATCCTGTTAATAAGTACAATGTTTCGACGAAAGATTTGATAAAATGGGAAGAATTTTCAGCTAAGTTCGGAGACGATGTATTAACTAGGATCTACTATGTAGTACAACATTCTCTTGCTGTTCAGCAGCTATTAAAAAACAACCAAGTATTGCTAATCGATGCAATGGGCTATTATCGTGATGTTGAAGACAATCTTCGTTATTTGATGTTTGAACACTCTTGCCATCATATGACTGACATCAATTTCATTCAAAAGTTTTTCGATGACAATATGGTACCGTTTAGTCTTGAGAGTATTTTTGAGGTTCTAAATCGTGCGTCGCCGAATCGGTATTCAAAAAAATTATATGGTCATCATGGTATGGCTATTAACGAACTTTATGCCAAACATTTAGTATCTTACTTAAAAGACAAAAACTGGATTTAATAAATGATTACTTGGGGCTGGACAGGAATGTCGCACGATGCAAGCCTTGCAGTTTTTAGCGACGACGGGTTAGAGTTTGCTGCACACAGCGAACGCTATAGTCGTATCAAGAACGATAAAAACTTACATCACGACTTGTTAGCAGAAGCGTTAGAGTTTGGCGAGCCGGATCGAATTTACTTTTACGAAAATACCTTTCTTAAAAAGACTAGACAGTTATACGCCGGGCAATACACACTACTCAGCAAAGAATCTCCTACTACATATATGCGAAAGTTCCTTCCTACGGCACCTAAATCGACTAGCACTAGTCATCATTTGAGCCACGCTGCCGCCGGATACTATACTCATCCTTTTAAAACAAATGAAGCAGCCGTACTAGTATTGGATAGTATCGGAGAATGGGATACTATTACAATGTGGGAAGGCAATGGATCAAAACTAACCCGACTGTGGGGTCAACGATACCCGCACAGTTTAGGCATATGGTACAGTGCAATGACACAGCGAGTAGGATTAACTCCGCAAGTAGATGAAGGAAAATTTACACAAATATCTTCTAATGGCGACGCTAACAAATACTATAATTTGATTATGCAAGATTTCATTGAACGTATGCCAACTATCTCTGACCCCCGAATTCTTTTTAAACGCAATTGTCATCGAGGATGTCGAGATTGGCGCACGGACTTGAATACTGTACAGGACGTAGCAGACATTGCTGCAGCAACTCAGAGAATTTTTGAAGAAATTGTTGACAAACTGATGCATTCTATAGCAATTAAAACTAATGCAAATAATTTAGTATTAGCAGGAGGATGTGCATTTAACAGACCGGCAGTGAAACTCGCTGATAAGTACTTTAACAATACTTGGGTATTACCTAATCCAGGAGATGCTAGTAGTAGTATCGGGTGTGTACTAGCTCATACTCGTAATTTTTTAGACGTAAGTAATGTATATAGTGGAGTAAAACTATGCTTAGAAAAATAAGAAACTTTTTTATGTACCCATGGGATCGTTACCAACAACGTAAACGTATGAAAAAACGTTTAGAAGAACTACGTAAGCGTGATCCGTTTATATATGAATAGTTGACAAAATAAAGAAAAAAGTTATAATATTAAAATGTTAGATGTAATACAAATCAGCTACCACGAAGAAACTGCTGATGAAAATTTTGAAATACTACAAATGTTTGCACCTCACGCAAAGCGTGTACAAGGTGTTAAAGGTATTTTTGAAGCACACAAAGCTGCAGCTAAAATAGCAGAGACTAGTCATTTTTATGTGATTGATGCTGATGCTGTTATGGAAGAAGAATTTAGTTTTAAATTTAGACCTAATAGTTCTAAGTTCGAATATGGCAGTATTCCGCAGACTGAATGTGTGTATGTTTGGCGTAGTCGCAATCCAGTGAACGACTTATTATATGGGTACGGAGGTGCAAAATTGTTTCCACGACGTGCAATGCTAGAAGCAACGAATTGGAATGTAGACATGACTACTACACTTGGATGTACGTTCGTGCCTAAGTTTCAAATCAGTAATATTACTGCATTTAATACTAATCCTTTTGACACTTGGAAAAGTGCTTTTCGTGAGTGTACTAAACTTGCTAGTGCTATTATTCCAAATGGTGATAATAGAGACAATGAATATAGACTAGATGTATGGTGTAATAGAGGAGAAAATCGTGAACATGGCAAGTATGCTATAATGGGTGCAC